AATGTCGGTTATAAAAATAGTCTGGCTGGAAATACTTTAATGGCATCTGGATCTGAATGGGTTATAAAAATTTATTGTAAAAGCATCGGGACTTATTATATGGAATGTTTAAATTTCACATTATAATTTAAATTGTTTAAGAAAATTATTTTAAAAATAATATATTATATATGTATATAATATGTCATCTTTTACAACTCAATATATAAATCCTCCGTGTGGTGGTCAAGATTTATTAAACAATACCGCTCCTGCATTTATTGGTGCTCAAAATAATAATTTTACTGTATCTCAATCAATGGCTGGTTTATCTTCATCCGCATTAGTTTCAAGTAGTGCGGGTTTAACGGTTTCGTCTGGTGCTGTTTCTCTTCCATCCGCATCTCTGAGTGATAATGCTTTAAGTTCTAATGTTCCTCTTAAAAATGCATTAAATACCTTTTCTGCTGTTAATACTTTTTCATCCGCTCCTGTTATGAGTGGTGCTTCTATTGCGTCAAATTCTATTCCTGCTCTTTCTATTGTAAATGACAGTTTAGGTGATGCTCAAATCAGTGCTGGTGGTATTGGACAATTATCTGTCGCTTCTGGATACGTTGATTTAGTTAATGCTCAAACAAAAGCTGGCGTGCTTACTTTATCATCCGCTCCTGTTATGAGCGGTGCTTCTATTGCGTCAAATTCTATTCCTGCTTTAAGTATTGTAAATGACAGTTTAGGTGATGCTCAAATCGCCGCTGGTGGTGTTGGACAGACTAGTTTATTAAATGGATATGTTGATTTATCTTCTATTCAGTCAGTTGCGGGGGCTAAAACCTTTACATCTGCATTGACGGTCAATGGTGCTATTGCTACATTTAATGGCGGAACATCTACATCAACTTTTTCTGCATCTGGCGCAGCATCATTTAATACGGTTCAGGCATTAAATAATATATCAACACAGGCGAATTTAACTGTTAATGGTGGTGCATTTATCAATGGCGTTGGTGGTTTAACTGTTAATAATGGAACATCAAGTTTTTTAAGTGCTAATATCACGGATTTAACCGTTATTAATACAATTACGGGAACCGCGAGTAAAGTTGTTATTCAGTCTGATAATACAAATGGATCCTACCCTTTAACATTTACTAAACTGGCTAATTCTAACCTTCTTTTTTGTGATGACACTGTGGCGCCATTATTAAATTATAATCCATCTACAGGAGCTCTATCTACTACTGTTTTATCAGTTTCGGGGACATCTACATTTAACGGTGTTATTCTTCCTGTTGCTCAAACGGCTTTAACAATCACTGCAGGTGTTATTGCTTTAAATTTAAATAATTTATCTTATAATGAGTTTATTCTTCCAACTGCGAATTTTAATGCTAATATTACGGCTATAACTTTTTCAAATGCTATTGTTAATAGTAAATTTAATATTTATATACAAGGTGGGGCTGCTAATCGCAATATTAATAAAAATATTTCAAGTGGTGCAATCAGTCAATTAAATAATTTAGCGGGTAATACTCAAATCGGTTTAGGGACAACGTGGCGATGCTCTGGGACTGTTGTATCGGCGACTTTGGTTGTTCTTGATTTTACCAACTTCACTTAGTTGTTTAAACACTATTTTAATTGTATTAATAAATTATATATATTAACTATATATATAATGCCATTATCAGAGGTCTTTTTTTCATTAGTTTTAACGTCATCAATCGGGTTTTTATTAGCAGTGTGTAGATTATTTTATAAATCAAAGTGTAGAACAATAGAAATATCATATTCAGGAATTCGTATTGTTAGAGATATTGATAATGAGGAAAAACTGGATGAAATCCAAATATCGCGTCAACCATCAAATAAAGATAATAATGAAAATAACGAAGAAAAAGTATAAAAATATTTATATAAAGATATGTTTATATAAGTATATATAAGATGAATGACGAACAAATTAAAACCGCTATTACACATTATCAGAATCATTTAAAAGCGGTTTCTAAATATCAAAAAGCACATCCCGAAAAATCTACGGAAAAACACCGTAGATATATCGAAAATTTAAGAGAAAATCGCCCTGAGGCATATATGGCTTATAAAGAGAAGAGAAGAAATTATTATAAAAAAAAATGTCAAAAAGAAGAAAACATTTAATATTTTATATAGTTTGTTAATAAATCATGAAGCATATTATTATAAAATCTGTATTTATTGAATTCTTTTTTTGCAATAAATTCACTTATCTTTTTTTCAAAAGAATCTTTAACATATTTAAACTGTTTTTCATTTTGTTCTAATTTTCCGCCATCAACCCGAAATAATATTTTACCATCATCGCAATCTATTATATTTTTACCAATTATACCGAAAACATTTATAAGACTGTCATTTAATTGTAATCTTTTAACTGTTATTTCATTTTTTATAAATTCATTATAATTAAATAATTTATTTAATTCTTGTTCTTGTTTTTCTTTATCAAGTTTTTGATTAATAATACTTTTTATATTATCTTTTATAGTAAAAGAATCTTTTATTATTGATTGCCTACAATATGGACATTTTTTTATATTTTTAATACATCTGCTACAAACCGAATGACCGCATTTTAATATTTTTTTATTATCATTATAATCTTCTAAACAAATACAGCATGAATCCGTTAAAATTTCAACACTATTAATACTTTTAGAATATTTAGTACCAAAAGATATTACAAAGTCTGATAATTTATCAAAATTTTCAATAAAATAATTTTTAATCTGTTGTAATATATCATCATTATTAATATATTTATATGTAATAATTATTTTTTGTTCATTTTGTCTAATATCAAGAATATTATAAACAAAATTATAATCTTTTGCTTGATAATCTTTATAAATTTTTACATTATCATACATATTAGAATTGAAAAAATCCTCGAATGTCTTAGTAAAATCCATTTGGTATATACTTATATATATACTTATATAAGTTATTTTTATATATAAATTAATAAAATTTATTTTTTAGAATCTTTTAAAGTTTTTTTTAATTGTTTGATTTTTTGTTTTAGTTCTTTACTTTGTACTATATCTAAATGATCAAAGTTCCCATCTTTAATATGCCCTTCTAAATGTCTTAAAAGTTTTGAATACATTTTTAATACTTCATTTATATTAACACTCATTTTTAATATTATATTATTATATAATATTAAAATATGCATAAAAAAAATACACTAATAAAAGGCGGTTCAGTTTCTACTGATAATATACAAAAATTTATAAAAAATAGTTATGATAAAAACGGAGTTAATGATATAGACGGTTTTAAAAAAGACATCCCCCTTTCTACTGATGAAATCCAAACATATTTTAATAAATTAAACGGCCAGGTTATTATTGTTTTTAGAGGTACAGAGGGGACTTTGACAGACTGGTCTAATAATGCTCAATATGTAATAGGAAATTATGAAAACACTGACAGATTTAAAAGGGCTAAAACACTTTTTAATAAAATAATAAAAAAGTATAATGAAAAAAACCTTACACTCATCGGACACTCACAAGGGGCGGTTTTAACGCGTAAATTAGGAAAGAATGTTAAAGAAATTATAAATGTTAATCCTGCGAGTTTAGGTGAAAAGCCTATGCCTAATGAATATAACATAAAATCTAAAATTGATGTTCCTTCATTACTTTTACAATCAAATGATAAAACAACCACTATAAAAAATACTTCATATAATCCCCTATCAGAACATAAAAGTGATATTTTAGAAAAAATCCCCAATCAATTAATAGGCGCGGGTGGTATTAAAAAAATGAAAGTAGCAGATATAAGAAAGGCATTAAATAATTATTTAAATCCTAATGGTGAGGGGGATTTTAAAAATTGGTTTTCATTGAAAAAAGCGGATTTAATAAATGTTATTATTAAAAATGGTTTAGAAAATCAGATATTCGACCCTCAACCTATACCTACTCCTATGCCTACGCCTATACCTATTGCTACACAAACAACCCCAATAAAAAATATAAAAACAATTATTACTAAAACCAAACCTAAAAAAAGAGAATATGCATATATTCAGTCAGGTTCTGGTTTTCATCATAAATTACCATTATATGAGTTTTTATAAAAACCTCATTGTTATTTTTTATTGTAGATTTTAAATTAAAAAGTCTTAATAAAAGTTTTCTTTGTAAATCATTGTAAAAACTTAAAAAGGGGCGTTTGGCATTTAATACCTTTAAAGAGATGCATAATACCAAACGCCCCTTTTTAAGTTTTTACAATGATTTACAATAAAAACTTTTTTATGAGGTTTAGTTAATAACTTTTAACAATAACACTGTATTAATCAAAAAATATGACATCATTAAATAGCTTTTTCATATTTATATTTAATTTATTAAAGTCTTGTTCTATATCATCCTTATTATTTTCATAGTAAAAATTTATATCTTTTATTACTGTTTTACGTGTCTTTGTAGGTAGATTAAATATGTCTATATTTAATTTAATATTATATTTTTTGTAAATAATTAATTTAATTTTTAATAAATTGGTTTTTTCTATATTACTTAATTTAATCATATATATATTTTAATTTAGATTATTATTTATAGTATTACTCCTGAAACTTTTTTTTTACTTTCTTTTTCTTTTCTTAATTCTTCCTCTGTTGGAAGTCTTTTCCAAAATAATAAACCCCTTATGAGTGCTATATTTTTTAATTCTCCCCATTCTTTCTCTATTGTGTTTACTGCTCTACCGCCTGGTGCTGGTGATCCTACTGGATATTTTGTTAATTTATGTTTTATTACTGATTCAATATATTCATCTCTTAATGCTTCTAATTTATCTCTTAATTGATTATCAGTTATTTCAAATTTAGGGTCAGTATATAAAAAATCTTTATAAAATTTTGTTGATTCATCTTTACTTAACATTTTATCAATTAATTCTTTATTTTCAAATATTTGTTGGTCAAAATCCCGTAAAAGTTTTTCTATACCTTTATCATCTAAAAAGTCTCTGACGTGATATATTCGGCTGTCGAAATCGTGTTTTATTTCTTTCATATCATTATTAAATTCTTTCTTTTCACGTGTATTTAATCCCTTCTTTTTCTTTTGAGTGTATATAGTATGATAATATTTTTTTATTTTAATCCCTATTTGTTCTAAAATATATTTCCTTTGTTTTTCTTCAAATTCTTCATCGGATGTTGTTTTTAATGTTCCTAACATAAGATTAATGACGTGTTCTTTTATTTTTAAATGTTCAGTATATTCTCCTACAATTTTTTTAGCTATATTCTCATCATATTCTCCTCCTGCATTAACTAATGCATCTTTTAATAATTCACCAACTCTTAATTTTAAAATATTTAATTGTTTTTCAAATTCTTTTTTCTCATCGGCATTTAATTTTTTATTTGGTTTACTTTTTGTAAGTTCAAAATAATAATCAACGGTTTTATATAAATCTTTTATAATTAGTTCTAAGATTGGTTTGTAATTAAACTCTTTCTTAGGTTCTGGTTCTTTCTTAGGTTCTGGTTTCGGTTCTGGTTTCGGTTCTGGTGTTTTACCTTTAAATTCTACTGTTCCAATACTTTTAAAGTCTAATTTATTTTTTATTTCTTCTCCATTAAATACCTTTAATATTTCAAGATATTTTTTATTAAATTCATCAGTCATTTTTTTTATTGGTATAGAATATTTTTCTGTTATATCATCAAAAAATTGTTGTTTTTTTGCCGCTTGTGCTTTATTCACATAATTATTGTTCTGGTCTTTGGGTGCATATATCCCTATATGTAATACTTTTTTGAAAGTTTGTATTTTATCAATATAAGAATTTAAATATGAAATGAAAGAAGTATATTCTGGGTTTATTTCTTTTTCATCTTTTTTTGTTAATTTATCTTTTTTTAAAATTTTATCGTATAATTCCATTGTTTTATTAAATGCAGGTTTTAACTCATTAAATAAATCATCTATATTTTTAATAATGTCCTTATATCTTATTTTTAAATTAGGTTCAGTTTTTATAACTGGTTCTTTATACTCCCCTTCTTCAACCGATTCTTTCTTATTGTCCGGTAAATTTTTAAATAGTTCTTTTTTTTGTGAAACCGCATATTTAACCGCTTGTTTAGCAGTGAGTTTTTCAAAAATTTTATTTTCAAGATTATGTTTAATAATTAGTTTAATAAGTTGAGGTTTAGTAATAACAGCCCAATTTTCAAAATCCTCATTTATATCCGGTGTAAGTATTTTTATAATAATTTTCTTCAATACTTTCAAAGGAAATTGTTTTACTGAATATTTAGGCGTAAGTTTCAATTTTTTATTAAGTTTGACTATTTCATCCTGAATATTATTTTCGAAAATTAATTTTACTAAATCCGCTTTCTTCAATAAAAACCATTCTCTGTATTTTTCTTTTTGAAGGGGATTTAAATAATGGTCTAATGCGATTTTTATATCTTTTATTTTCATTGAGTGGATTTCATGACGTGGCATATTATATATTTATATGAATATATAATATTATTTTTAGAAAAAGATATTATTTTTTGGTTTAATTTAAACCTTTATTAAATATGTTTTAATTGATATTTGTTTAAATTCTTTTCTTGGTCGTGTTGGTAGTGGTTTTTTAATAACCACTTTATCAATAGGTTGTCTGTTAAAAAAGTTTCTGATATCCATATAATAAGTGTCTTATTTCTTATAGATAATATATGTAATATACCTTTAAATATATTTTATTGATACGATTTTATTGATGAATTTTAAACTAAAAACTCTTAAAAAAGTTTTCTTTGTAATTCATTGTAGAAACTTAAAATGGGGCGTTTGGCATTATGATACTCTATAAGGATGTCATATGGCACACGCCCCTTTTTAAGTTTCTACAAGGAAATCCAATAAAAACTTTTTTTAAGGGTTTTTAGTTTAAAACCATCAATAACTTTTTATCAATGATTATTTAATTTATTAAAAATAATAAAAAAATTGATTTTTAATTTAATTAGAAATTAAAAACACTTAAAGAAATATTAATATCTAAGTATATATTAAATGGCGAAAAAAATGAGTGTTAAAAATATGAAGTTTTATAAAACATTAGAACCAGTCTTAAAACTTAAAGGAAAATATGTAATAGCTCAGGATTATCAGTATGAAGATAAAAAAACAGATACATTAAAGACAGTAAAACAATATAATATTATTAATAGTATTGATGACTTTGAGGAAGTTGTTAAAACAAATAATAATTTATATGAACTTATACCAGAGGACACGCCTTTAAGGGTATATTTTGATTTAGAAATTGAGGAAGAACTAACAGAGGAACAAGAAACAGAAAGATTACATATTTTTATTAAATGGATGAAAGACCAATTTGAAAAAAGTTTTAATCAATCCATTGAAGACAATAATATTATTATGCTTAAATCATCAAAGAAAAATAAAATGTCATATCATATAGTGATACAAAAATATTATTTTAGTGATTGCTATAATTTAAAAAATTGGATTGATTATTTAATGAGTGTTATTAATAATTCAGAACTTACAGAAGAATTAGAAAAATTAGTATGGTCATCTAAGAAAAATGAAAATAAAAAATTCATAATGGACTCAGCACCATATGGAAAAAATAGATGTTTTAGATTAGTTAATCAAAGTAAAATAGGGTCTAATGTTTGTTTAAAAATCATTACTCAACACACTATTAAGGACGCATTTATAACAGTAGATAAAATAAAGACTGATGACATTTTACTTAATTTTGAAAAACAAATATTTAAACCTATGAAGAAAACAACTAATTCAAAAGAGTCTAAAACCATTCATTTAACTAAAAATTTTGAGGATGATTTTATCAATAATGATAACACTTTAATGAATTTGTATAAAATGGATTATAACAGCCTTGAAGAACTGCCCCTATGGAAACAATATTTATATTTAATTCCTAATAATGGCATAAGTTGGGAATCATGGATAAAAATAGGATATGCGATAAGATATTGTGGAGGAGAAAAAAATGATTGGATTGATTATTCAAAACTAACAAAAACTTATATTATTGGAGAGTGTGATCAATTTGAAAAGTTTTTTATAAAAGGGGCTCAGGGCTTCGGAGTAGAAAAGAAATGTTATAACATCCACACTTTAAGAAATATTGCTAAAATTGCTCATCCACAATTTTTTAAAAAGAAACAAGAATGTTTTATTTCACTTTTTGATATGGATTTAAACGGAATTAATGTTATTGAGGAAAAATCAACTTTTTTAAGTCAGGAAGGAACCAGCGATGAGAAAAATATTTTAAATAATGATAAAATGAATATATTATATGCGTTTTTAGGTAAGGGTAAAACAACCGCTATAAAAAGATTGATTAAAGAAAAAGAATATAAAACAGTTTTATGTTTAAGCCCACGTCAGGCCTTTGCTCAGTTTTTAAGTGCGGATTTTGAATTTGACTGTTATTTAGACGGTAATTATAACTCAGATAAATTAGTTGTCAGTGTTGAGAGTTTATATAAGATAGATAGTAATAAAAAATATGAGTTATTAGTTATTGATGAAAGCGAGAGTATTTTAAATCAGTTTTCATCCCCTACAATGAAAGGCCGTTATTTAGAGATTTATGCGGTTTTAATAAATATTATTAAGAATTGTGAGAAAGTAATATGTGCAGATGCTTTTATCAGTAATAGAACTATTAATTTTGTTAAGAGTTTTGATGAGAAAATAACAATGATAAAAAATAATACAGCCCCTACACAAAGAAAAGCGGTTGAGATTGAAAAAGATAATTTTAATAAATATCTAATAGATGATATTAAACAGAAAAATAAAAATTATGTTTGTTTTTCTACAAAAAAGGATTTGACAGAATTTAAAAGCATATTACAAGTCTATGAGACAGAATTTTATGATGAATCAATAGCATATTATGGAAAAGGTAATGATAATGTTTTTGAAGGATTAAAAAATATTAATGAAACTTGGACTGATGCCTCAATAATTTTAACATCCCCTAGTATTACAGTAGGTAATAGTTATTCAGTAAAAGACCATTTTAATAAAGTTTTTATAAATGGGGCTCCTACGTGTTCGGTCAGAGACACATTCCAGACTCAAATGAGAGTTAGGCATTTAAAAGATAATATGTTAGTTTTTTCACTACCTACAAAGAAACAATATAATTATGCTAAAAGTAGGAATCTTTTATATTTTAATGTGTTAGAAGATTTTGATAAATATAATGAAGGTAAGAAAGAAATGACTGTAAATTTAGTTAATGAAATTTTAACAAGTGAAAGTAATGAACAAAAAATAGATGCTCTTAATTTATTAAAAGACAAAATAGAAGGGCTTGAACTAACGCCTAAACCATTAAGAGAGATATTATTTTTTAATCTATTGGAATATAGCATATCAAACACATATTATAATGATTTGTTTTATTATTATCTTGATATATGCGGTTATCATTTGATGACTGACAAAAAGACTTTTGAAAGTGAGAAAAAGAAGAACGAAGAAAATGAAAATCTTTTTGATTACGATGAGATTGAAAGGATTGAGCCAGAAGAAGCTTTATATATTGCGGATTTAGAGAAAGCTAAGAAAGCATCAGAAATACAGAAGCTTCAAAAAGACAAATTTTATTTTGAAAAAATAGTAGATACAACTTATGAGGGATACAGTGATTTTTTTGATACATATTATTTAAAAGGGTCTAAGCGTCAGTTTTTTGATAATGCAAGAATGGAATTTAAAAATAATATTGTACAAAATATGAAAAATGATATGTATAACTGCGGAGATGTTATTGAACAACACGCTTTAAAAAGTATTCAGTTAAAATATATGACAGAATTAAATAAAGGTTTAGATATTAAAAACAGTTTTGACAGTTTTGAAATACCAGTTGAAAAAATTAAGGGTCTTTCATCGTATTTAAAAACGCATAGACAAAATATTCACGATGCTTTTAAACTGCGTGATAGGTCATCCACAGATACAATCCCAGCTAATGAATTAAATTTAAATATTAAATTTTTAACAAAGATTTATAAGGAGTGGAGTAATACAGAATTTAAAGCGGTTAAAGATTCAAAGCATAAGGGGGCTATTATTAAAGCATATTCAAAAGATGGAACTAATGGATTATTTCATATATTCAGAAAACCAGAGCCCATCAAAGCCATTGTAGAAGTTATTTAAAAAAGTGTCTTAAAAAGTTTTTGTTGTAAATCATTGTAGAAACTTAAAATAGGGCGTGTGCCATATGACATCCTTATAGAGATACATAATGCCAAACGCCCCATTTTAAGTTTTTACAAGGAAATCCAATAAAAACTTTTTTTAAGGGTTTTTAGTTTAAAAATCATCAATAAAATCGTATCAATAAAAATATTTTAAATAACAAAGATATTAAAAGATATAAAGACATTTTTAATATCTTTATATATATATATGGATAATTTAATACTGATAGACTTTAAAAAATTATCAAAAGAAGAAAAAAACAGAATATGGGTAAAAGCCAATTATTATAAAAATAAAGAAAAAAAATTACAAGCAATCATGAAATATAGGGCTGAACATCCTGATAAATACAGAGATTATCACCGTGCATATTATCATTTAAAATTAAAACCTTCAAGGGAATCAAATTTAGATATTAAAGATATTAAAGATATTAAAGAGGTTTTAGATATTAAAGAAAATATAGATATATAAGTATAGAATATGAATTATGCATATTTTATTAAAAATCTACCGGATGATTTAATACCTTTAATTAATAGTTTTGTAGAACCTGAAACAGATTATTATTTAACTATTTTAAAAGAAAGAGTAAGGAAATTTAGTAAAGGCGGTCTTTATAGAATATCGCCTGTTGGTTTAGGAGTAAGGGGTAATCAATCATATTTTAATAGTGATAAACAAATATTAAAAGATGAACAAAAAGACACAATAAACTTAACAGAAAATATTAAAAAAATAATTACTGTTAAAAATGTTATAAAAAAATTATATAAACCAATGGTTAGAAAAACACTATGGACATATAAGATAAAAGAAACTCTTGGACAACAAATACCTAATATAAAAGATGGGGAAATAATATTAGCTTTATTATTGTTAGGTGTAAAATATAAAATAAAAGAGTTGAATTTACAAAGTTTTTTATTAATTGATTTTTACTGTAAGAAAAAATAAAAATATTCATATAATATATATGAAATCAATTATAAAATTTATTAATAAATTTAGTTTATTAATGGTCAAATATTTTATACAAAATTTATGTAAAATTCAACATAAAAAGCGTTTATATGAACAATTTGAACAATATGAATTTAAACATTAAATATAATCACATATCAAAGCCTTATTATTATTAATTCTAAAAGGTTTTGAACATCCATATATTAAATTTTGTTTTACTAATTCATCACAATCACTTTTAGATAAATGAGGGGGTATTTGGTTAAAATTTGATTTAAAAATGCCACAACGATAGATATTGCAATTTTGTTGTTCTATAAAAATAAAAATATGACAATGAGGACAATTTATTAACATATAATACTATATTATATTTTTAAAATTATTTAAGAGTTTAAAAATATAAGAGAAAAATATATTATATATATATATGGAAGAATTGGATAAGAAAACTTTAAGAAAAATAGCACAAAAAAAATATGCAGAAACTCATAAGGAAAAAATGAGAGAGAACAGTAAAAGATATTATGATAAAAATAAAGATAATGAAGCTTTTAAATTACACTGTCGGGAAAAGTCTTTAAAAACATATTATAAGAAAAAGGCTTCAAAAATGATTTCAGATGAAGTTTCAGATGAACAACCCCCTACGCCTTAAAAATTCATCGTAAAAAATATATTTAATATTTTATTTTTACGTTGATTCATAGTTATTTAATTCATTTTTTAAATGATGCATTCCTTTAATCTCATCCTCACTTAATAATGAATTTGATAAATCAATTTCATCACATCCAAATTTAATAAAAAATATTTTACATTTTAATTTTGTTAATTCATATTCTAAATCATCTGGTTTAAATTTTAACATCTGAATTACTCTACAGCGTTTTTGTGTGAGGTGTTTTTCATATGAATATAAATTCGTCTCCCATCCACATATTGAACATCCAATTTTAAAATCATAAAATTTGTTGTATTGCTCTTTCTGTTTTTCTCTATAAAGAATCTGTTTTTTTAATTTATTAATTTTACTCATATTATTAATAAATTAGATTATTTTTATAAAAAAATAACTTTATAAATTTTTAGTAAGAATAACGCCTTTATCATAAAAAAGAGTAGAAGGCGTCTGATTATAAATACATATCCATCTACTTTCAATATCTTTTATTGCTAGAATTTGTTTTTTATCTAAACCTACATAATTTTCTAATAAATTATTAGAAATTCTAGGGGGTGTCCCTAATGGAAAATAAACAATATAATGACTTTCATTTAAAATAGTCCTTGTTTCAAATCCCTTACAAGCAAGATGTGATGTATAACAACAACTAACTTTACAATGACGCCCTACTTCTAAAATTTTACTTAAAATTCTATTGAGTTTTTTATGTAAAAGTTTATCTCCTATGCAGTCAGTATCATCAAAAATAACCATACAATCTTTATAATATTCAATATCTTCAACCTCTGGGTCATTCATGAATTTATCATCAAGTCTCATTTTTTTTAAATCATTAATTTTATCTAATGAACCCGCGTCGCTTGTTAAACTAGAAAATAAAATAATTTCATTTTTAGGATACATTTTTTTATATTCTTTACAATATTGCATAACAAAATAAGACTTGCCTGAACCTGATTTTCCTGAACAGTAAATAATATTTCTCTCAGTGTTTTTATTTGGTTTTACTTGTATATAGTCATCCCCTTCTAATTCAAATTTTTTAAGTCCGTCTTTCTTAGAACTAATGAACCCTTCTAAGGTTTCTTTGGTTTCATCATTTTTTATTTTAAAAATATTTAATCCATCTTTAAAATTAATACTCATTATATAATTTATTAAATATTTTATTTATAAAAAAATATGTATTATAATATATTATGAATCCCCCTAACTATTCAGTAGATAAACTATATTATGATATTACTTTTACAAATCTCGCACAAGACCAGACAATAAGTCCCGTCGTTAATTTTACAGAGACACGTAATACGCCCTTTATATTAGACCCTGAACAGTATTATCTATCTATTATTAGATTCAGTTTAGATTGTAATTCTCTCCCTATGTTTATTCCAAGTATTCAACCAGACCAACCTGATATAAATTTAACTACATATTATATAAGTTTATCGTATAAACCTCCTGTTGTAGGTGCTTTTGAAGTTTTTGTATCAAAACCTATAATATTTGAACCTCAAAATTTAATAGCATCTCTTCCTGCTCCTCCATCTCAAACCACTGATAAATTACAAGATAATTCAAGCGGTTATTATTATTTATATACTTATCAATTTTGGATATATTTAATAAATAAAACTTTTAAGGCGTGTTATGATGAATTAGAAGCATTAACATTTCCTAATAATCCCGCATCACATCCTCCTGTTATGGAATTTGACACAACGGGGAAAATCGCTGTAATTAATGCGGATGTAGCATTTTATGAAAGTGGATTACCTAATCCTATAACAATTTATTTTAATAATAATTTAGGACAGTTATTCGCTTCATTTCCTTTTTACATAAATTCGGCATCTGGATTTTTAAACTATAAATTAGCGGTGTCTGTTTTTGGTGGTTCAACATTAATAAAATATCCTACAACTAATCCAACTTATACCGCTATTCAATGCTGGCAGGAATATTCAACGGCGTCTGACTGGTCGCCTGTTCAATCTCTTGTTTTTACATCTACTCTTCTCCCCGTTGTTAGTAATCAGTTAAGTAATCCTATAATTTTATATAATGGTGGTGCTATTGCATCAAACGGTAATAACAATAATTTCGCTCAAATTATTACTGATATGGTCGCAGACAACAATGACTATAAACCTTTTGTTCTTTATAATCCTAGTGCTGAGTATCGCTTAGTAGAATTAATAGGAAATACGCCGTTATACAGTGTAGATATTCAGATTTACTGGAAAAATAGATTTGGTCAGTTAGTGCCATTCAGACTACCTCCTCAGGGGTCATCTACTATAAAAATAATGTTTTCTAAGAAAAAATAAGAAAAGATTTTTCAGAATATTAAAGAATTAATTTTTAATTTAATTTAATTTAATTTAAATTAAAAAAAGTTTTAAAAAAAAATATTATGTTATATTATATAAATAAAATGTCATCTTCTTTAAAGACCGCCCTTATATTAGATAGTCGCATTGAAAATTTAACTGATATTGAGTCATTCGGTGTTAAATCATCCGCTCAAAATAACACGTTTCAACAATACGCCTCTTTATCTGCTACTTCATCCCTTATTACATATCAATGTCAAATACCTAGTGAATCAATAGTTTGTGATAGAAGCGTTCTTCAAGCGTGTGATTTATGCTTTCAAGTAAATATTGATACTCAAAATACCGCTGCGGGCGGTGTAGAAGCAATCCCTGCAAATTCTAATGTATGGCAATGGGGAATTACTGAGTCTCTCGCTCCATTCCCTCTTACTCAGTGCTTTTCTACCATTCAATCATCTATTAATAACTGCTCAGTTTCTATTAATATCGGGGATATTCTCCCTCAAATGTTAAGAATGACAAGTCAAAGAGAATTACAAAAATATAATTCTACAACTCCCGCAATGGTTGATGATTTATGGGGTGATTATAAAGATGCTGTAAGATTATATAGTGCTATCACTGCTCAACAAACGGGTGCTGGTTCAGTTGGAAATCAACCATATGAAGCAAATTCTAATCCTCTTGGGTCTTGTGGTAATGCTGGTTTTGATAGGGCATATTCTCCCCGTGGGTCTTTTCCTGTCTCATGCACTGTTTATCAATATGCTCAGGCGGACGGTGGTTTCGTTTCAAATTCTCCAATCTCTGCTGCGGATGGTAATACTTTTAAAGTTTTAATTAAAGTCTCTGTTGCTGAACCTATTATGCTTTCTCCATTTCTTAACTGCCTCCCGCATGGAAACCAAGCGGGATTTATGGGCATTAATACAATGACTTTAAATTTTAATGTTAATAGTCTTCAACGTGCAATAAGGACTGCTCAAAGTTTTACAAATAACGCTGGTTTGTTAGTTCCTAAATATTCTCTCGTTGTGCAAGGTGGCAGTGCTCTTGGTGGTGCTACTACTCAATTATTTTCTAACGCTCGTTTATTGTGCAATTTTTTAACATTAAATCCTAGTCAAAGTGCCAGAATCGCCCTTCGTAATGTGTGTGAATATACGGACTTTCCAAGATTTATTACAAGTGCTAATAACGCCGTAAGACTTCCTCCCTGTGTTTATAGTAGTGCAGATAACGCCCCTGTTCCTGTTGTAGCGGATGGTGGTAGGACTTTAATAACATCTAATAACATTCAGTTAAATCAAATTCCATCCCGTTTTATTATTGTTGTAGGAGAACCAACGGGGACAAGAAATCCCGCATATACTGATGCTTTCTGTTCTATTGAAGGTATCCAAATTAATTTTAACAATAAATCGGGCATTTTCGCAAGTGCAACTCAATATGAGCTTTACAGTAAAGTCTCTGTTCCTTCTGGTTCTACTCAAACTTGGGAAGAATTCAGAGGTTGGGCGGTTTCATCAAAACTTAATAATAAAGTGCAACCATACGCAGCTAATTTTACCTCAGTCGTTCCATATGATTATGTAAGAAAAAATGTTTCTACCATTGGGTCAATCCTTGTTATTAACAGTGAATTACTGGGACTTCCTGATGAGCTTGCGGGCGGGTCTCTTGGACAATTTAACTTACAAATGAATATTACTGTCGCTAATTATTTACCTTATTCTATTCAACCTCAACTTACTATTATCGCATGCAATGAAGGCATATTTTCTACTATCGCGGGTTCATCTACTATCATGACTGGACTTTTAACAAAAGAAATAGTGCTTTCTACCAAAGAGCAAGTGCCAGTAGCGGATAGTGCAAGTTATGATAGATTTGTAGGCGGTGTTCTTTCAAATTCTTCTATGGCAAATGCTATGAAACTTATCGGAAAACACTATAAAGGACTACCAAAAGATTTAGTATCAACTGGTGCTTTTGGTGCTTTGGGGTCTTTGGGTGCTGGGTCAAGTGGTGGAGGGTCAAGTGGTGGAAGACTTAGAAAGCATTATGTTTAATAAAATAAAATCTTTAATTCTTTAAAAAATAAATCTTTTTTTAATAAAAATATATATTATATATTATATAATATGATTAGTAGTTTTGAAGATTACAACCACAAAATTTTAAGAAAATTACAAGAAAATAAATTAAAATCAATAGAAAATTACCCTCAACCCTATTATTTTAATGAACCTGACTCGCTTTTCGGTGGAATTCGTTTTTTATCTGACCATCCCCTACCTTCTGGGGTGCAAGAAAGAAATTTAGGAACTGGTGGAAATATTGGTAAAAATATTAGTAAAACATTTAAGAAACTAGCAAAAGATACGGGTAAGACACTATTGAAAGATGCCCCCTCAATGGTTTCTAAAACTCTTGAAAATTCTGTCGTGCCCGCATTATCAAAATATGGTAATAAAGCATTATCTGATTATTTAATGCCCGCAGTAGCAACTGTCGCGGAAGATGCTGTCCCTGTGGCATTAGGAATGGGGCGTAAAAGAAGAGGTAGAAAACCAAAATATGAAAGTGAAAGTGAAAGTGATGAAGAAAAAAAAGGCGGTAAATTTAATTTAGGTAAAACTCTTAAAAAGGGTTTATCAATGGCAGAAAAATATGCCCCTAAACTAGCAGAGACCGCAGCGATGACCGTAGCAGAAAATCCTGAATTATTACTAGCATTAGGAAGAAAAAAAGGCGGTAAAAGATTAGTTAAAGGTAGTCAAGAAGCAAAAGACCATATGGCAAGAATTAGAGCAATGAGAAAATAAAAAACATCAATAAAATACTGTATAACATTTATTTATTTAGACGGCGTTAAGTGGCGTTTTCTAAATTAATATAAATAAATGCCACTTAACGCCCTCTTTTTAATTCTTTTAAAGATTTTTTTGATTTTTTGATTTTTAAAAATTATTAATAATATAATATATTATATTATTAATATAATATAATGAGTCTTCCAAACTATGCAAACTTAGAATTCGGAAATAATAATATAGTCAATGCTTCTAAAAAAATTATGAATTTTGAACGTCAAGCATCTGAAATTTATAAACAAGCAAACGCAGACCCTCTAACTTCAACAGGGACTTCTCCAAAAGATGCAGTTGATGAAATGTTATTAGGATTAAATGAAATTAACGCTAACATATCACAATTAAAAACTTATACTGATGAATCTAAAAGAAAAGAAAGAAAATATGCACCAACGCAGGAAGCATTTGATAATGCAATTGAAACAGAAGCAAAAAAATTAGGCAATATACCAGAAAAAATACCTCAAATAAATTTACATAAAAGCATTGATACAGGAACTTTTCAACCTTTTACATTATCGGGGTCTGGATTAAAAGAACAAGCATCTCTTAGAATTCAAATAAAAGCAATTGAACAAAGAATAACTAAAATTGACCAAGATTTATACACAGCAGAATTAGAACAAGACGCCCACGCAATGCAACAATTAGAAGAACTTAAACATAATTTTGTAGAAGAACTTGATGATTTAAAGGACAGATTAAAAAAAGATATGTTATTACCAGAATCACAAGCAGAAATTGGAGAAAAAATAAAAGAAATACAAGATAAACAAAAAGCAAAAGCAAAACCAGAACCAGAACCAGAAATACCATTTGGAGAAATCGGGATTGGAGAACCAGAAGGAAATTATGATGAAGAAAATAAAGAACAAGCAAAAAACAGATTATATAGTATTTATGAAGATGAATATAATGAATATTATGAACAAGGAATTAAATTTATTGAAATGGATTTTCAATATAAAAAACCAAATGGAGAAATAATTCAAGGATTTGTAAAATATCCTAAAAACGGAAAAATGCCTAAAAAATTTTCTACATTTAGAAAAGGCATTGATACAGATAATTTTAAATATGGAGTCGCTACATATAAGAAAGCACAAGCAGGAGACCCAGAAGACCAACCACAAGAAGAAGAAATAGCAGAAGCAAAAGAAACAATCCAACAACGCATAGATGAAGGTTTATTTGAATCCCCAACATTAAACCCCATTATATCAGTATTAACAAAACTTACAACATTAATAGCAAAGCAAAGCGTTTTATTTAATGGACGTATTAAAAAAAATATTAATTTTTTAGACCGTGTAGAACTTGATAATTTAGTAAATGCAGTTAATAAAACAATAGCATTATTTAATCAAATTGATTTTGATTTTATAGCAGTAGTTATTAATAATGGTAATAATATGATTAATAATGTTGTTAATGCATTTAATAAATTATCAAGAGATTTATATTTAGGGGCACAATCATATACTACTACATATAAAGGCGGTATGATTCTAGACCATTTACACGGTAGAACTGTTAGACAAAATCCTTATAATTATAAATATTTAATGTAATTATATATTATATATGAAATTTGAAAATAGAGATTTAAATGAATTTAAACAAAAAATTCAAGATGTTTTTAATTTAATAACAATTGAAGGAAAATATAAAGTTATAGGGTCATCAACCTTAAAAAATATTTTATATAATAGTGATTATGACCTCGCTGAAATGAATGATTTTAAAAATACCGCGTCGGGTATTGATAAAATTATAAACCGCTTTAAAGATATCTTTAAGAAAGTATCACAAGATAAAAATTTATTTATTACTGATTTTAAATGTGGTATTGATAGTGATAATGAACCTTTAAGATGGAATGAATCAGATATGAGAAAAGGATATAAATTTTTAAAAAATGGACATAAACAACCTTTTGAAAATGCATTAATGGATAAAGATAATACAATAAAAATTGATATAGTCTCCCTTATTGATGGGGCATTTATTGATTTTTCAGAAAATCTTTATTTTAAATTTGGTAAAGGAAAATATGCAGTAAGTAATTATAATGAAGAAGATATAACAAAAGAAAAAGTTTTACAATCAATTAGTGATGATTATTATGAAAAAATAAAAGAAGGTAAAGCATTGAAAGCATTAAAAAGAAAATTTGCATATTATAAGTTATTAGGAAATGATAAAGATAAAGATTTATTAGAATTATTAATAAATTATTTTAATGGTGATATTGGAATAATTAATAAAGGTCATGCTGACTTAGACACTTTAATTTTACTTATAGATACGAATTTATTAAAAGTTAAAATAGAAGATATTAAAAATAACTTACAAAATATAAAACAGAATCTTTCATATAATTTAATTTATTCATCTCATGCAAAAGAAATAGATAAAATATGTAAATTGAATAATAAACAATCTATTAAAAACAAAATGGAATTATTAAATAACAAACTTATGAAATTTATAAATAAAGAATCATTAAAATTCATGAAGGACAATAAAATAAGTAAATATAAAATATAAAACAATAAATTACTGTATAACATTAATGTTTTTATAAGGCGTTAAGTGGATTTTAAAGATTAATATATAAAAAAGGACACTTACCGCCTTCTAAACCAATTTATTAATAGATTTTTAGATTATTTTATTAAAAATTAGATATTTTTAATAAAAATCTGTTTTAAATCATAATTTTAGGTTAGATTATTGCTTATTTATATCTAAACAGATATATAACAACAATAATTTTAAAATTATTGTTGTTATATATC